ACGTTCTGGCTGTTCACCAGGATTGCCGCCTGGACGTCCTTGAAGTTCAACATGATCGCGGCAGACACGTCACCGCCGTTCGTGGCTCCGATCGTTTCCAGGGCGCCATCGGCAGTTCCGCCCATCGTTCCGTCTGCCACAGCCACCGCGGCCACCGTGTCGTCGTGGGTCGCGTGCAACCCAGTCGAGTCGGTGATGGTCACCGGCGCCGCCTGGGCCGCCACGGTCCCGTCGGCTGTGCCGCCGCCGTTATCCGTGAGGTTCGTGGTGTTCGTGCAGGCGGCCAGCGTGGTGCTGGCAGCGCCACCCGTCGAATCGGTCAGTGCGTCCTGGGTCAGGGCTGCGGCGCTCGCCGGATCGGCGATGTGGTTCGAGGCCGACGCCACGTCCAGGTCGTGCAGCGCCTGGGCCGCACGGAGGCCTTCCAAGGTCTGGTTGACCCAGACGCCGGCGGTCGAGACGTTGACCACCAGGCCGGCCACGACCTTGTTGGTGCTGCCGGCGCTGGCGCACACCGTCTGGTCGTCCTTGACGTAGCAGATCAGGTCCGCGGCGCCGACGGCGTTCGATTTGTCGTTCGCCCAGAGGAAGGTGCCGAGTTCCGGGACAACGGTTTCGCCGTCGTCGGTGTTGTCGACGTAGGCCGGGTTGCGGCCGACCACGTGCGCGCTGGCGGTGTCGGCGGCTTCGATGACCTCTTCCGGCGAGGCGCCGTCAAGGCAGAGCATGACCCCGGCGAACAGAATCTCGTTGTCCTTGATCGTCAGGGCCGCCGGCCAGGTGGCCAGGCCGTCGAGCTGCTTCGTGTTGCGGTTGGCAGTTGCTGCGCTCATCTATCGATCTCCTGTGGTTCGTTCCTTCAGTGGTTGCGGGGCGTCGGACTGTGCGGATCAGGCGCCCTGGCGGTCCTTCCGGATCTGCTCGATGGCGTCATCGGACAACCCGAGATTCCGGTACACCTTCAGCTCGTCGTCGGTCAGGGCGACGGGCTGCGACGGGGCGTTGGCGACCACGCCGGCCGCGGCCGCGGGGCCCGGGGCCACCACAGGGGCGGCCGTCACGAAGTCGGCGAACGCCTGCAGGTCCTTCCGGGCGTAGGCCAGAGCCCAGGCGCGCTGTGCTTCGACGAGCTTCCGGTCGGCGAACGCTTTCGCCACGGCCTTGTCGGCTTCGATGCCAGCCAGGCGATCGTTGAGCGCCGTCAGGTCGGCCGCCGGGACCATCCCCTTGATCTTGCCGGTCACCGTGTCGAGGTCTTTCGCGTCGTGCAGCTTCAGGAACTCGCCGACGGCCGCCTGGCCGGTCAGCAGGTCCTTGAGCTTCTCCTCGATCGCGGCCATCGTCGCGGTCTCGTCCGGCCCCTTGCCGTCCGCCAGGGCCACAACGGCGACCCCCAGCAGTTCGGCGATGCGCTTCAGGCTTTCCATGGTGTCTTGCTCCTCTTGGTTTGCGGGATCGTTGTCGGGCTCGTCGTCACTGGCCACCAGCGCCGGAATCCCGTGCGTGGCGGGGTGGTTCGTCAACGCCACGCTGTGCAGGGCCATCGGCCGGCGTCGTGACATCGTCAGGACCGGGCTGAGATAGCGGTATTCCCCTCCCTTGAGGAGCTTCGTCGCTTCATCCGTCCAGTACCTGACGTGCGCGACCACACCATCGGCCGTCTTTTCCAGTCGCTCGATCCACCCGGCCGCCGGGGCCTTGTCGCCGCTCAGCGTCTGGTGTTCGTAGTCGATCACGCCGTCGCGGTTGCGCTCGGCAAACTCCGCCAGCATCTTGTCCGCGTCAGCCTCGGCAAACTCGTACTCGCCGCGCTCCGTGCCGCGGGTGTACGCGGTCTTGCCGTACTTCACCAGCAGGAACGACCGCGGCGGGGTCCGTTCCGCCTGTGCGGCGTCGGCGAACACCTCCAGACCTGCCATGACCAGTGGATCGCGAGGTTTCATACTGACGGCCGCGCCGTCAACCTTCCGTGACCAGCCGCTTCGTGCCGTCAGCGTGGATCGTGTACAACGCCCGGGCGCCGAACACCGTCCGGTTCCATTCCAGTCGAACCACGGGCGACGCTGCCGCGACTGGGACCGCAGGCTTGGCTGCGGGTTCGGCGGTCGGCCCCTGGGGTTCCCTGGCGAGCTTGCTTTGACGTGCCATTTGTCATGCCCTTCCTGTGTTGATCATGCCCCAACTGGAGCCACGTACCCATTCAACGCCGCGGCCAGCATTGCCCCGGACAGGTGTCGTTCGAACTCCGTCGAGTCCATGTCCTGCAGCAGGCCGGGGAGTCGGCCGACGAGCCCGGGAATGCGATCACGGAAAGCCGCCAGCGCCCCCGGGTCGTCCGGGTCGATCCCCTTGAACGCGCGCCGGATCTCTGCCGTCACCGGCCCCAGCCATGCCGCCAGGACCTCGGGATCGTCGACCGTGAGCCGCAGGGCCTCGGTCACAATCGAGTCGAGCGCCGTCTCTGCGGGTGGCAGCTTCGTCCGGTCTGCCAGGTCCACCAGGGCCGTTGACGGCGGGGCCTCCGGCTCCTGAGCGTCCTGGAACACTACGTCGAACTCAGATGCAATGGTGTCCGGGTCCATCTTGCGGCCGGTCACCTCCGTCAGGATCTTGTACGTCTCTGCCCACGACTTCAGATCTTTGGCCGGACTCGCATCGATCGCGAACGTCAGGTCTCCGACGTCGCCGTATCTGAACCTCGCCAGTGGAGCGACAACCCCCGCCATGATCGCCTCAGACAGCATCGCGCTGTCGGCCGCGGCGATGTCCTGACGCACGCTCTCCTGCATCCCACCCTGGGATAGTCCGCTCCCCGCCTGGCTCGTGGCAAGCTGGCCCAGGACCAGCAGCGTCATGAGTTCGTCCACGTACCTGGACAGGCGCTCGTAGGCGTCCACCGAACCCGTGTCCAGCCCCTTGGCAAACTCCAGGGCCGTCGACTCGGTCACCAGGCCGGCGCTGTCCGTGGCCATCTTCTTCAGGGCTGACAGCAGCGCGTTTCGCTTCACGGTATCGTTGAACGTCGAGTCCGGAACCTTACCGACGACCAGCGGCATCCCGAACTTCTCCAGGTATCGGTTCCAGTTGCGCATGTTGGTGTGCTTGAAGAACCAGTGCCAGATCAACGTGCGCAACAACCCCGACCTGGTTGGTAGACCAGGCCTGGCGTTGGCCCGCACGTACACGATCTGGGCCGGGCCGAAGTCCTGGAGCGCCTTGACCCCTCCCGTCATGGTCGTCACCGCCGGGTTGCCGGCTTCGTCGAACTCGAACGCCGTCGGATGGATCGGTACCCATCCCCGGATCCCGCGCCCCCCTTCTTCCCAATCGGTCACGGCGCCGGCGTACCCGGTCGGCACGGCATCGGCCAGGTGCGCGATCAGCCCGCCGATCCGGGCGTTCGTCAGGATCTGCGTCAGTTCGGCGGCCCGCTTCGGCTGTGCTTCGCTGGTGAGCTGCCAGGGGGCGCCCGTGACCGCCAGCCGCCGGGTCCCGAGGTGGGCTTCCAACAGGGGATCGCGCTCACGCACGTCGAGGAATAGCGACACCTGGTCGCTGCCGGACCCCTCCGCCGCGCTGTCCATGATCGCCTTCAACCGCTGGGCCGTGATCTGGTATCCCAAGGCGGTCGACCATGCCGCCTCCATCGCTCGCAGCTCGTCGTCGACACCACCCGGCCGCGCCTTGGGATCGTCCACCCGTTCCCGCCAGTACCTGGCCAGTGACCTGTACACACCACTGACAGCTTCCGTGATCATGCTCGTGTCCTTTGATCAAAACCCGTCCCAGTTCGTGCCATGGTCAACGATGGCGGGGTCCTCGCTGGCCGGTGCTACGCCGATAGCGCCAGATCGATCAGACAACGCCGTCAGTGCCCACACCAGGGCGTCCAGGCGGTTCGGGCTGGCGTCTCCGGTCGCTCCGGAGTACGTCATCATCTCAGTCTCGAGCGCCGGGAACGTCCCGACATGATGCACCAGGCCGCGCTCGTACAGGGCCGCGATCGGTTCGGCCCGGAGGATCTTGCCACGAGTGGCCCGGACGGCTTCGTACGACAGGTCCGGGGCGGCCTGGCGCAGGTTGGCCTCTACCAGGTCGCCGCCGTTGTTGACCTCGCCGACGACGCGGTCGGCCTGATGCGCGGCGTAGACCCCCGACACCACCTGGGCCCACTCCAGGGGGCTGGCCCGACGAGTCTTGTCGGCGAGCACGTAGTAATGACCGTTCTCCCCGTGGGCGGCCGCTACGATACCCGTCTCTGCGCTCGTCGCTGTCGAGGTCACGGCCGGGTCCACTCCCACCACCACCCGGGTGAACGCCGGCAGTGTCCCAGACCGGTGTCTCTGACCGTCGATCATCAGCCAGGTCCATAGCGCTCCCTGGACCTCGTTCGCCCAATGGCCCCGCCAGATGCGGTTGTACCGCATCGGATGGTTTGCCCGCATGGCGGCGGCCTCAGCCAGGTAATCGGCCTCCAAGTGCCGGGCGTTGTCCTCGTACGTCGTGTGGATGTAGGTCACGTTCCCGCGGATGCCTGAAAACTCAGGCGGTAGCCCCTCGAACCACCGCCGGTGGATCCAGTGCGACTTGTGGCACGGGTTCAGGACCAACACGACCAGGTTCGGCCGACGGCGGTCCCGGATCGACAGGTTGATGGTGTCGAAGGTTTCTTCGTCGGCCAGCTCTTCCGCTTCATCCAGCACCCACACGTTGATTCCGTGCAGGCTCTTCAGCTTGGCGGTCTGGTTGCCGGAGCTGGTGAGGATCCCGCGGAAGAGGATCTCCGACCAGGACGCGGTGTTCCGAACGTCCTGGGCGGTGGCCTCGAACTCGCCGGCGCACCCGATCAGGTCGACCTTCTCCAGGAGCTCGGGGATGATAGAGTCGCGCGCGCTCGTAAGCGTGTAGCGTGTGAACAGTACCCGGTAGCCGGGATCCCGCAGGAGCATCGCCAGGCAGAGCGTGACGGCGAACGACTTGCCCGACCCGCGTCCCCCGGTTACCAGGACGTACCGAGTGCCCGGGGTGCCGCCCAGGAGCGGAGCGAACGCCTCGCACAGCTCAACCTGCTGTGGCATCGGGCGCCCCTCCGCCGCGAGGCACGATCACGATCTCGGTTCGTAACCGTTCGCCGCCTGACGTCACGTCGACCCGTGCGGGCTGGTCCCACCCCTGGAGCTTGGCCAACCGGTCGGCGGCAGCCACCACGTCCCGCAGCTTGACCTTGTGCCGACGACCGGCCGGAGTGTCTTCGACGGTGATCTCGCCGATCTCCTGCCGACAGTCCCGGAGCCGATCGAGGTCGACAGTGCCATCCTCGCGCAGCAACCCCGACGGATAGCCGCGGACGATCCGGGTCAGGATCCCGAGGACCTCCTCCCGCGTCGCGACGGCCGCTGAGGCAGCTTGCGCCCGCAGGTCCGCGACCCTTAGCTGAACCTCAGCGCGCGCAAGCATCTTTGACGCGTTGACGTGAACGGCCTGGTCCGACCACGCGAGCGCCCGCGGGTATGCCCGACGGTAGGCTTCGGAAGCGTTGCCGGTGGCGATGTACTGGTTGGCGAAAGTTTGCTGACGCTGCGTCATACAGAAGGCGGCGCGTCAACCGCCGTGTCGGCGTCTGGCGTGTCGCATGTAAGAGCGTCAACCATTTTCTTACATTGCCCGCCGTACAGGATTCGCATTTGCGCGGCCTTTGCGGTTGGAAGTCCGAACTCTTCCGCCAACTCCCGGTAGATCGCCATGCGTCGTCCGGGAGCATCGCGCCGGCGGAACTCGTCCGACAGTCGCT